CCGGGAAGTGCGTCACCAAAAAAAACGGGTCATTCATTCGCTAATTGTAATTGATTTACAATTAATTGTCCACTTACTCGTCGCAGTGCGTCCAGTCGCTCTCGCAGCGCGTCCCGTTCATCGTAATAGATATGGTCATCGCCAGCCTCCCCGAAGTGTTCCGACAGCAACCCACTCTGGTCCAGCGCCCAAGTCAAGACTAACCCAGACAACGACGATGGGATAGCCACTGATGTCCTTGCCCGGTCGGATGGTCGCTCGCATCTCAGTCATGGCTCGCGGTCCAGAACGGCGCGGAGACGTTGGATGGCGGTGCCGACGTAGTACACGGCGGGATACTGACTGGCTAGGCCGCTGAGGTCCGCGTTGTGCTCGTGCAGCGCGTCGGACACGTCCTGTGCCGCCTCCCGCAGCGCGTCCCGTTCATCGAGCAGGGCGCGAAGTTGGGCGGGCGAGACTTCCTGACGTCGGACATCGCTAATTGTAATTGATTTACAATTAATTGTCCACTTACTCAACATCAAATGCGCTCATTGGATAATCACATACCTCATTAAAGCAATCAATACATACGAACACCAATGATGGGTCCGCATTACTACTGCATCCACATACATGCATGCATGCAGTGATTGACTCTATGTATCCTATACCCCTACATGTAGGGCACCTTTTACCAGAGGGTCTACGGATACCTGTACCCTTGCACCATCTACACCTATCAGTAGTGCCAAACTGTACGATGCTACCCAAAGCGCGATGCTCTAGGTTGGCCGGATGGGATGGTTGCACCTTTCGCTTCATTGCAGCGCCAATGTGCAGCACGTAGATTGGTCATATCATCTGACCCACCTTTAGCATGAGGTATCACATGGTCCGCGCTTCTGGCACCCGGTTTGCCGCATAGATGGCAGATGCCGTTATCCCTTGCGATAACAAGCGCAACAGTGCGTTTCCACCCTAGAGGCATCTTTCTACCAGAAGGTCGCCTGTGCTGCGGTACTCTTAAGCGATTGCCTCTCAATTCGCCATACCTCAATGATGGTTGCGCTGTCCCATGCCTTTTTAGCGTCAAGATGCGTTATCTGACCATCATCGTGATAGCAGATACCCGTCAACGCATCCAGCACGCCACGAACCAATTTATCAAGGTCTGGCGCTTTGGGATAACCATGACGCGTGTCCAATGGTGCGCGTATCCCGAATTCAATATGCATTCCGATTGGACAGTTTTCCCATTCCACTGCACCTGCATTGCGTGCTGCTTCACGTATCAGGTTGCGCCATGACATTAGCGCTGGTGCGTTGGCATGTCGCACGCGCGATACCTTTAACTTACGATTATAAACCGCTGTCATACTGCCTTGACTACGTGGCTCCGCATCCACCACAAACTTGATACGCGCTTCTAGCATGTTACGCCCCGCATATGTGTATGCCCTGCTGCGAAAAGAGACCAATCAAAACGCAGCAGGGCACATATGGTTAGATGCTAGTTACTTCTGCTGGTAGGGCAATACGCTATCAATCCTGCTGTATCCCGCATCATTGATAATGATAACCAGTTGCACTGGCATACCAATCAATGCGCCAAAGTCAATGTCTTTGCCTACCTCTACAGGCGTACCCATACCCAAAAGCCACTTAGCAGCCTTCGTGCGTGGAGTAATGCGCGGGGATGATGTAGCGGTAATCTCTACATTTTCTGTGCCATTGCGCGCTACAAACTTCCAGAGCCAAAATGTCCCATTATCGTTGGACGCACTTTCGATACCCTCAAACGTTGCAGGGTATATGCCTGCTGGAATGACGGGTATGATTTCTTCTACTGTTGCGCCATAGATGGGCATTCCGCTAGTTGCCACAGTCTCTATCCCCTTGTGACTTGTGCCGCTGTAACGGCAGTCTGAATAGTTGTTTCCGGACGTATCCCCGGCATTACGTATGTATACCAAAAGTTGTCTACTGCATCCAGCATCATCCTTTCTTTTTGTAAATCCCTTACAACGGGAACGCGATAGAAGGTACTGCCTACCAACGCGCAGACAAAGCAAATGTCTCTATTCGTGCATGCCAGTTGCGCGCGTGCTTGCCACTCATAATGCGGGTGCAATGCATCCTCTGACCATCCATACATGATAGAGGATACTTTGATTTCCACTAGCATTGGTTTACCTAGCACGTAGTAATCTGGCGTTGCACACAGGTTAACTGGTGGCTTGCCCTTGTATTCGATACTGCGGGTGGCGGCTCGCAATCGCAATCCCAATTGCTTAGCAGCGTACTTTGCAACGTATGGTTCCATGAATACACCAATCGCCATCGCTTCTGATTGGCGGTGCGTATCCATTGCTGGTGTCATCAGCCTATCGTAAATCTTAGTTGGGTTGGTGTATGGATGCGGTCCCAACAACGCGCCAACCTCTGACGCTGTAACATTACGCGCGCGTACTAGGTCATTATCGGGTGTCAGTGCTGGCACTTTTGATATCCTCTATCGTTATCCATTCGTGCTGCACTAACCACATTACTGTTGCGTTTACCACGCTCATGGGGTCTGACCATTCAGCAGTAATCCGACACACTCTACGCGTACCGTCTGATATCGTTATCGTTTGCCCAGCCTCAAACTGCGCTTGTGTTGCCAGCAATCCTTTACTAGCACACATACGATGCAACTGGGCAAATGTCACGCGCGCGGACCATAGGCAATCCAAAAAGCGCGCACCGTACCCGTATGCGTTGCTAGCGTTGCTGACTGCACCACTGCTGTAAAGCCAGTGGCGGAAGGATATGGATTGTAAGCAACCTTAGCAACCAAATCCTGTGCAACTGCGTTTGTGCCACTCACTACCACAATTGGCGCGCTTGCAAAGGGACGGGGAAAGGTGATATTGACACTAACGCCTGTACCAGTTACAGCAACATCAGCATAGCCAGTCTGAATGTCCTGTGCTACTACAGCATCATGGACAACATCACCCCATGCTTCTGCGATTGGTTCGCCTGCTGTTGGCGCTAGAGGTACTGCCATATCAGTTTCTCCCTTCCAATGCAACTAGGGTAGGTATCGCTACCTACCCTAATTGTAAGTCAGTTACAGTTACCCTGCAACTTCGTCAGTATCGTCATCCTCAGTGTAAGTGTCGTCATCTTCGTCAGTGTCGCCATCCGCTGACTTGGAGACTTCTGCCAGCGGGAAGGTACCTGCTGGCGTAGCGTCTGCCTCTGCACGGCGCACCATTTCGCGCAAATCCTCAATGACGCTGCTAAGGAAATCCTGAGTCTCAGCGTAGATATTAACGATTTCCGCGCGGTCCGGGTCGCCTTCGTCAATGCTATTGATACGCAGTCCAAACGCCTCTAGAACCTTAGCAAACTGGTCAGCAGTAACCTTTGCTGCCTTCTCAGCGGTAACATCTGGCGCAGTCCGCTTTCGTGCCTGCGCAGCGCTAGCGGGCAATTCGCCTGCGTCAATCATCTTCTGGCGAGTAGCCTTGATAATCTGCAGCGCTCGCACGCGTGACAATTCCCAACCAAATTCACCGAAAAGGTACTGGTCAAACGCAGTGTACTTGCGCTTGCCCTTTGCATCCTTGTGCAACTTCCAAAGGTCGTTTGTGTGGATGATGGTCAGGGCACGGTAAACGGTTTCAACCTTCTCCTGTGCCTTCTGCCAATTCCGCTTGATAATGCGCTCATTCTCACGAAGCACATCTTGCGGAGTAATGACTTCGCCTGCGAGCGCAACCTCTGAATTGCCTTCGCTAGCAACGTCTGCCGTAATCGTTTCCGTAGTCACAGTCTCTGCGCCTTTCTCAGAAGGGAGGCAGTGCGCCTGCGCTAAGGTGGCTGGCTGGCACCGTCTCTGTATCTGATGTAAGTAACTTACACCCGTCTGGTGTACTTGTCAAGTATGTTGCGAAACGTTAACCTGTCTGCTTATCATTGCAGAATAGCCCGGTACCATGTCCAAACGGGTTACCGTCGCTGTCTAATCCATGGTCTATGGTGCAATTCGGATGCAATGGTTGCGCTGCGGGATGACCCATCAGCCTGTTATAAACTTTCAACCTGTGTGCGTGATAGTGCGCGGTACCTAGCATCTGTAGAATTTCGTCAATACGGACAATGGTAGCATCTGGTTCCATATCTGTTTTTTCCAATGCTGCCATAGCGCTACGCGCTTCTACCATGCTATCGCTTAGTGCTAATGCATGCTGCTGGTAGCGTCGCTGCAATTCGATTTTATCTGCCATGCTAAACACTCCCATCGGGCAGTTTGTCATATGCTGCTTTTAGATACCTACGTGCAACACATGTGCTGCAATCATCCTCTGCAATAGCAGTGCGATGCTTGTGCTTTGGTATCATGATATACGCCATCCACAAATCATGGTGCAGCGCTGCAACCTGCTCTGCCGTCATGGGTGATGGCACATACTGGTTTCTGTCTCTAGGCACGGTCTCTCCTATTCTGCTGTCCGGTCATTTGCCGGTGCTAGGCGTAGATGGGATACGGCATCTACGCCTAGCGTCGGAAAATGCTACCTAACGTGTCAAGCAATCAAGGCGTTTCACACTCCGCAAGAGACTTACTAGGTTTGTGAAGTCCGGTATAGGAATTATGGGTTACTCCCAACCTACATCTTACTTCTCATGGCCCGGAGGCTACCTATGCTGTTGGTTCCTGTGTCGTACTTGCTTGCTTGACATTCACTACGATACTGTAAGTGGCTTACATTGTCAATAGCGATTTGATGTAGGCATGGTTAAGCAACCGCAATAAGCGGTTACGTCCCTAGAATGGATACTTACCGTATATTACCCCTCCGCTTACCTTCGTTTGTCTGTTAAAAGTTGCATCCGTACTACCAATCTCGAAACCCGGTTGCGTTGCTGTATACCAATACGGCAACGGAGGTTTTGCAGGTTGCCTGTACCGCGCTAGCAATGGTTCCAATTCCTCTAGCATCTTCCTACGAATACGCGCGGCAAGCCTATTGCGTACCTCTTGACGCATTGCCATTGTCCAACGTCGGGGCGTTTCGTTATATGGGTCATTACGCGTAAAAACGTACGTGCCACCATTACGCCCGCGCAGCGTCGCTAGGTCTATAAACCGCCATAGGTCTAGCCTACGCAAAAAGCGCGATACAGTAGCACGCGAACAGCCTACCGTTGTTGCAATCCGCGCCAGTGTATCCCGCTTACCACGACGCCAATACTTATGTACTTCATGCCAAATATGCTGCTGCTTACTGGTCATCCATACAGTACGCCCGCGATACGTAACAGTGTAAATCGCTGCGTTAGGATGAAACGCTTGATAGGCACGCAGTGCGATTTCAGGACCGCCACCTATCCATAGTCCCTTACCACCATTTTCCTTAGCGTATACACTCGCCGAATGGTCCCATTCTAACGGTTGACCACTTTCTGCCATCGCCTGAATGTCTCCATACGCTCTGCATCTGTACGATGGTCATTTATCTTAGGCGGATTTAATATTAGGCATTCACAAATCTGCTTTGCTACGGAATTATCCCTATCGCATCGTCCGCAATGCCAGTCTAACCGACTGTCCCGTTTGGGAAACGCATTATCCGCCTCTGGCACGCTATCTCCATTTGGCCTGTCTCTGTAAGTGACTTACATTTGTAGTACCTTCCCTACCCGGAGACTGTGCCAAAGCGACAGATAGGGAAGGCTAGTTACAGTATATCAGACCCGTCAAGTTATGCCCAAACGCTACCTACACTAGCGGTACCTGCCCATGTTGCAGTACCCCACTTGCCAGCATCAGGATTTAGGTACCATGTGGTCTGGTTCCACTTACCTGTACCCCATCCTTCGTTAGCGTGCCCTTGTGCTGCTATCAAGTCCGCAATCGGAAATGGTGCCTGTTCGTTAGGATGCCTTGCCCAATAGTAAGTATCACGCAGCAATTCAGATTGATACGCTGCTACTGCATCTGACTGTACTTGTTTGATATCCACGTTCCCTACCTCTTGTATCGGTGCAGGCGTGCCACCTCCGCCACCGCCTCCGCCTCCGCCTCCGCCACTGGTGGCGATTGGTTTAGAGACAGCAAAGTAGATACTGCTACCTAACGCCTTTGCCCATGTCTCTATAGATGACGGTGTAACCCATTGCCACCCATCTGCTAACGGGTCTCCCCATAACCACTTCCCATCACTGTTGGTTTCAGGACCAATCATGCAGGCGTGCGAACCATCGAAAGACTCTGAGCCGGGTACATTACCAATACCCTGTATCAGTATCGCTCTGCCTTCGTTGTGCGCTGTCTTAACTGCATTCCATCCTGCACCAGTCTTGATAACCAAATCCTGATTTCCGTAACGATGCCATGCGGTATCAGCATCGTATAAGTCAGTACCGCCAGACAAATCATCCTGATTATGGCGCATGTCTCCGCCTTGCGGACCAGTTTTGTCCTGCACATGATAGGCATAAACTAGCGCAGCACTAACCATGGTGCAATTACTCCAACCATGGTCATTACCAGTACCGCTAGACTCTGACCCGTATGGTTCCTTTGGGTCAATGGATGGATTTTGCATACGCCAATCCGGGCGGAATGTACCACCAGTGTCGATAGGTGGTACATGATGTAAGTTACTTACATTTGGGATGCGGTCCGGCAATGGCGCTATCTTACGTAAGCCAATCGCTATCGCAAGCGCACGCGGCAACTTACGGATTGTATCAACATCACAAATGTCAGTCACTTACAATACCAACGCTAGCGCTAGCAGGATAACTGCTGCATTCAGAAATGCTGGTCCGGGCAATACATACGCCACTATAGCGCATATCAGTGCACCGATTGCCAGAAGGCGTCTAATCAACGGAGCATCCATAATCACGCCTTTACTGTTAGTGTCAATTTCAGTGATGGGCGTACGCCCACAGTGCTATGATGCCGTGCATAGAAACAGGTAGTATACGTGCTGCTATCCTCACCAGCAGACTTAATCATTAAACCCTGCTGAGGTTGTCCCCCAAACCACGCACGCGCGATAGCAGTAATATCAATTGATACCGCTGTACCAGTTACCCTAGAAATAGCCTTCGTTACTGCACCAGATGACGTAATAGCAGGACCGGGATACTTGACAGCATTAGCGGTACCAAACCCGCAGTTAACGTTATACGTACCCTCACTAAATGCTGCAGTAATACGCGATACCTGTACCTTTGGACTAGACCCAAATGCCCCGCAACTATTCTGCCCAACAGTTACCAGCAATTCCGCCTTATCAACTGATACCACGTTAGCAAATGGGATGCTATCAAAACCCATTACAGCGCGATTGCGATATGGACTAATCCACCCAATAGGAAGGTTGGTATCCAATCCATTACCGGCATCCAGCGATGATGAATGTGCAAGGCGTGCATCCTTTGTGCACGCATATGTGCGTACTACGCCACTAATCGTATTAGGTGGCGGTATCGGTTCTGGTGGCACTGGTTGTTCTGCATCTTCCCATTCCGTAGCAGGAATATAGGTAGATAATTCTGCTGTCCAACCTGTACCAGTATCAATAATGATAGAACCGCCTAGCACGCGCGCTGCTACGTCAACGGTAGGTTGCGCAGAGTCAACGCCTAAATGGGCAATATCAATCATGCCCAAATCAAGGATGCTTTCCAAATCGGTCTCTGTTTGGAGATACAAAGTACCCGGAATATATTGCAGCGATGCACCCGCGCGGTCCGCTAATACTGATGCTACCCATGATGCTGCGTCTGGTACAGGCTGGTCTCGTTTCAGCAGCAAATCGCCATAAACACTCTTTTTAACGGCATCCACTGCTTCTACTGGTACCGTTGGCGCACTGGCATTAAACGCAATAATGTGCGTATAAACGCCTTGCAGAGACCCATTAGTACGCATAGTGCTAATGGGAATACCGTCAATCCCACCAACCTGTAATCCATTATCGCGTGGATTACCAAACGAACGGAAATGCAAAGTACCGTATCTATCAAGCCATGCAGCGCTTAATACATCTAGCGCAGCAGTCAGAATATGAGACCATACGGATGCTTCTGTGGCTATCACTGGTCCTACCGTCGGGTCTACCTCGCCTGATGGCACAGACTCTACAGCAACCAGATTTGCCAATCCCGCCTTATTGATGTAATACGCTGCGCGTGCGCGCAATGTCGTTGGCACGCCTGTTTGATTTGCTGGCAATGGCGCATTAACCATTAATTGCACCATATCAGTACCGCGCAATGTACCGCGCTTTGCACCGATATCATAATCAATTTCGTCAATCAAACCCTGCCGGACAATCCGCCTTTGCCCTGCACTATTGATATATGATACACGAATTGGCTTACCCGGTCTCAATGATGTGATGTACGGAGACGTGCCATTAGCAGGGTCAAGTAATCGTTTTGGGTCATACGTATTGATATTCCACGAACCAGCAGCGGGAATAGTCAATACGCCCGTAGCATCATCTGCACCCCATGTAATCCGCGCAGCAATGCTTTGTGGCGTAATATCAATCCAATCAAAAATCGCCCAACGCGACGCATCCCATACCGCTTCGTCCCATTTCGCACTGCCCGGCAATGGTCCGTAAATCTCTATCCGTACATTGCCAATCGCTTTTAATGGTGGCAGTGGTGGCGTCTGTTCCCATGTGGAAATACCCCAATGGGTACCGCTACTACCCCAGCGACTAGCCACGACGCTTTGTAGTTGGACGCGTAGTAGGACGCAAAGCAGCAGTTACAATAAACAGATTATTAGACCAAGGGGACCATGCATTAGATACCCAGTTACGCACACGCATTTCAGCGCCAGTAGCAGCAGAGATTATTTGGAAACACCATCCATTGCCACAATTAAATGTAGCAACCGTACTATACCCATATACCCATCCTGTCTCAGTGGTCAACTGCATAAGGGTTACCCCGACAGGATACGTAAGTGCGCTCGCATCGCCATTCTTTGGTGGAATTAGGGTAGAAGTACCAAACACCTTATCATGTACTGCCTGTCCCCATTCATCTTCAATCACATCACCCAACACCGGGCGCGGAGGGATTGTCATATCTAAAACCTATCTAGCGAAAATACTGCTTCTGTGCCATTTCTGCGTCGATAATCACGCAATGCCTTTGTTACTCTAGCCTCAATTACAGATGGGTCTCCGTAGATGTTAAAAATAACGCCACCACTGCTACCAGTAGAAGTAGCCTGCGTACCTGCTTGTAAGCCACTTACATTTGTAGCAGGCGCAGAGAATGGCAGGCTAGGCAATTTAAGACCTTTCAACGGATTAATCTTGTCTAGGAATTCCCCAATCTTACCAATAGCATTGGATAGCCAATTAATCAACTGAATTAGCCAACCAACCACAGTGGATAGCACGCCTGATACTGCTGTCAATGCTGCTGCAACTAGTTTCAGGATTGGGATTAGCAGAGGCAAAACAGCCTTGATTAGTTGCCCAAACAACTTAATCATTTGGATGACAATAGGAAGTACCGCATCCAATACAGGCAAGAATACTTCCCCTACTGTCTCTGCTAATTCTGAGAAAGCATCGCTACCACGCGCTTGCATACCCTCTGCGGATTGTGCGTAAATGTCCGCTTGACCCGCTGCAAGTTTAGATGCATTGGCGAGCGTATCCATCGCCGATGCACCTTTTTCCATACCCGGCACAAGGGTACGCAATGCCTTATCATTGCCTGCATGTGCCTTTGCTACCGCGTCAGATGCCGTAGCCAAATCAACGCCTGCCAGACGTGCAATATCCTGCGCAGACGCTAACAAGTCTGTAGCAGTACCTACGTCATGTGTAGCAGTAACAAGAGACTGCAGGGCATCGCGTGTTTCACTGTCAGTAAATGCTTTCTCTTGACCCGCTGCGATTGCATCGTTAACCTGTTGCGTACTAGTGGCAGTTGCAGCGCCAGCAGCGGCAATCGCTGCTTCTAGTTTTTGCTGCTCCTGTCTATCCGCAGCAGCAGCATTTGCCATGCTAAAAATAGCAGCGCCAGCAGCAACAGCAGCAGTACCAATCACTGTTACCTGTGCAGCAGTTGTTAGGCTAATCCCTCCAAACCCTTTAATTTCGTCGCCTGCTTTGCCCAAAGACTTATCTAGTCCGGCAATATCGCCAACGATACTAACAACTAGCCCAACACCGCTAGAAGGCATTACCCAACCTTCCTGCGTACTGCACGACGCATTGCGCGATTAGTGCGCTGGTTTCTATCCTTATATGCATTTAATTCCGCAACTGTCAGATTGCCTGCTTCTATTGGCGATAGACCGGAAATCTGTGCAGCGCCAACTAAAATAGCAGCACGCTTTTCGCCTGCTTCTACCTTTGCTTTATCAACCTCTCCAATCACATTCAGTTTCCATGTGCATACTTCTGCAAACGTCAGATGCGGATTAGCACGTTTAGCAATGCACCATGCCATTGCATACAACAAACGCATACGCTTAGAATTAGCAGTATGCATAAGCGTACCCAATGCCTCTGGTGGTACGCCTGTAGCCTCTGACATGTCTAATACCTCTAGCAACGTCAACTGTGTTGCGTCAAAGGTATTAAGGTCAAGCACTGCTGTCTTGCGATTGACAGGATGCGCCTGTGCAATAGCAGTTAGGTCTACTGTATCTGCATCCTCATTGCGTGTCAAATCCTGCCCGTCTTGCAATGTCTCCAATGGCGCTTGCATAGACTTCCTCTGTCCGTTGGCTATTACCCTCGAATGCACGCATAATAGCGTTAGTCGGTTCTATGTTGTGCTGGGACCATCCATATTCCTGCACGCCTGCATAAACAACTGAATTAATAAATTCAGCCTTAGTTGGTATCCCATTACCCTGCCATGACGCTGCTAATTCCCCAGACCGCTTACGCGTTGCAGACTTGATATCAGGTAGTAGCATATTTGCCTCTGCCTGATGCGCCTGTGACAAATCTTGTATCTGGTCAGATACCTTGTTAAACGCAGCAGTAGTTTCCTGAATGCCATCTATCTTGACTTTGGCACCCATTGTAAGTTACTTACAATCTAGGCTACTGCAAGTGTCGGTTTGGCAAGGAATGGCAAAGTAACTTCGAATTCCGCAAACGTTCCCACTTCCCCACCATATGCAACAGGTACCAATTGCACCTGCCCTGTTACAGCAGGCGTCGCATCAGCGGGAACAGCACTAGCGCCAAACGCATTCACAACTACATCTGCAATCTCATTGGCGTTATCCCACAAAAAACGCGCCAACCCTGATGGTGAATAATCCTGACCACAGCGCATCACCAATGCATAACTTTCTGGTTCTGCATTGGATGCAACGCTACCATCCAGCGTAGGATACTCTACTACGTCCCCTGCACTAACTTCCACATGCACGTCTGCTGCATCACCCTGAAATGGTTGCTCAGGACCAGCGCCAACGCTAAGGGTAAACAGCGCACTTTTCATAAACAGGATAGTTGCCATTTCCCTTTATACCTCTTGTGTACTTTCCATGGTACCTCTACAGGCAAAGTAATTGGTTCCACCCATTATCGCAATCGCGGGTCTCCGCCACACAGGATGGGACCAGCCTTGCAAGGTTGACAATGCCGCATTGCATGTGATAACAAGCGTTTCCAATTCGTCAAACGTTGCAATGCTATCAGCCTTACCAGCAACTACCCATATTTCCCAACGCTGCGTGCGCCTGCCATTTGCCAATCCACTAATATCTACCCATGGGTCAGCAGGGAAGATACGTGCACAAGGTGCAGTAAATATACCCATCCCATAAAAAGCATTGACACCTGCACTTGTTAAAGTGTCAAGCAATGTCTGCCTGCTGTCCGTAAGGGTCATCCTATCCCCGGACCAGCAGAATACCTATCAATTATTGGTCTAATGCTATCCAAGTAGTCTTTTGCCACCCGGATAGCATTACCCTCCAAATCAGCATAACCCGTCAAACCAAACGTTGCCTCTTGACGCTTATATGCTTCTGCGCCAGCAATCAACAATGCAACGTCCAATTCATCTTCTGCCATGCTACCATCCACGATGATAGCACCATTCAACCTAACAGTGAGACCAGAAACTAGCGCAGCAGCCACCATATCAGACCATGTAATTTGGTCTGATGTTGGCGTAGTCACTCCTACAAACGCTAGGATTTGGCTACCAGTTACAGCGTACATTACTTACGCTTTGTTCCCGGTGCGTACTGGCTTTCCTCATGTGCGGATGGGTCATCTGGATGCTCATGCCCTATGACAGCCACCTCATCCTCTGGCACGCCTTCCTTATAAACATCATATCCCAAATCAGCCTTAGTAAGAGTCTGCTTACCAACATCACTAGATGTTGGGGAAGTCAACCCTTCTTCGTCTGTTGGCAAATCCTGCTGCTCTTCCCACTGCCTCGCATCTTCCTCCGTGATATCCGCATCCTGCTCGGGGATAGGGTCAACATCAGGAAGGGTAGAACGAACGCGATTGCCGGTATTCTCAGTCTTTGCCATTTCTAACCCTTTCAATTTGTAAGTGGCTTACAAGTTAAACGTTAGTGTAGGTGTACTTCCTGACTCCCTTTGGTTCCAGCACTGCAAAACCGAAATACTGCCAAATAGCAAAAACGATTGTCTGCGGTCCCTCGCGTTCCGTAAGACGCAAATCAAGAATGGCAGACTTCCACTGTCGCGCATCATTGCGCCGTGCAATGATTTCATTGATAGCGCTAAGCAATGCCCATGCTGGTTCCACGGGCACGCCACCAATAACGCCGCGCTGGAAACCCACTGCTGTCAACTGCCCCAATGCGTTAACGGGATTGATATAAGACAGCAACGGACGCCCACCCGTATCCTCACCAGCAGTAAGGTTTCCCCAATCCTTACTATTAACGAATACCGCTTCTGCTGGCAACATACGTGCACCAGCGCCACCAGCATTTGCGCCTGCGTAGAATTCTCCAAGTTTAGCAGCAATGCCCTTATACAAGTCTCTACCAGACGCAGAAGGCGTAGTGCCAGCAGTATCAGGGATTGTACCAGATGCAGTAAGTGCTTCTAGCACTAGCGCGATTTCACGCTCTGTATCACGCATCAGCAATTCGCGCAACTGATTAGCGATGATAACATCAGTACCCGGTGATGCTCCGTCCACTGCCTGCCGTGAAACTGGCACTTCTCCGCCAATCGTTTTGGGCGTCAAAGTCTTTGGTGCAGTCTGAATGTCAATTTGTGCAAGTGGCGCATTCTCTGCAGTCTGCACGTCTGTATCGCCAGTGACAACAGCAAACGCAGGCACGATAATGGGCGTTGGCGCAGTAATAGGCGTAGTTGGAAAGAAGGCAGACAACGGACCGCTATAGGCGATATCCGGCACATACAAATCAGGGTAGTATGTGGTAGGATACGCACCGGCAATATCGCTAGAGTCAACAGCGCGTTCCAGTTGTCCCGCAAGGTCAACCACCAACGCCTTATGCCTGTGCAATCGCTCTGCTGCGCTAACGTCCCTACTTGCTACCATAAGGTCAGCAAAATAAGAATGTGCACTACCCGGACCATACACAGTTTCAGAGCGTGTCACAATGCCCGGTGCGGCACCAACATTACGCGCAGGCAAAGACTGGCGCTCTGCATCGCGTCGCTGCTCATTGGCACGCGCATCCACAATAAGCGCATCCACATTGGTAAGACGATTGGCTAGGGTCTCAATGTCCCTATTTTCCGTATCGTCCAATGCCCTATCTTCTGTCTCTGCGATTGCACGCACTGCGGCAATCTGACTAGTGATGGCGTCTCGACGCTCTGTCAATGCTGCAACCGTCAGATTAGGCATTATCCCTCTTACGCTCCTAACTTGCATTCTTGCATTGCGATACGCAGGCGCATAACTGCCTGCCACTGCTGCTAATCTTGCGCCCGCGTAATGCTCTGCTATGTCTCCTTTGCTTCTAAACTTACCGGGTACAAATTCTACGCTGACTCCATCCAAACCCGATAGGACTTGACTACGTGCCTGTGCTGTCTCTGGCACATCTAAGAAATCGCCACCAAACCACAGTCCGACGCTACGCTCCTGCGCCCGCGTGATAACGCCAACAGGTACGCCACCATCCTTTCCATGTCGGTTTAGATAAGCAATCCTTTCACCACTATTGATACGTGCTACTGCATCAGCAAACGCACCGATTACAAATCGTTCCCTGCCATAGCCAACAGCAATCGTCTCATTGTAGGGAAGTGCGATACCCTCGAAGGTACCCGGTCCGCTTTCAGCGTCGCGGACTTCCACGCGTCCTACGGTTAGTCTATGCTCTGGCATATCCTATCCCTCTCCAACAGGCACTAGGTCAGGTTGTGGCACGCCAATCGGATTAGTTGTGCGCTCAATAGATGCATCCTGTAGCGTATTGATATCGTCATTGGGCGCTAAACCTTCCTCCACGCGCACTTCCTCGGGCATCATCCATGGCTTATTGCCAGTAGCAATAGACCATGCACGGAAACGTGCCTCCTGACCAGCACGGGTTAAACGCGTCATATCAATCAGCATGAACCTATCATCAGGAAGTAAGTCACTTACAACATCTTGGATAGGGTCATAGAAACCCGACAGCGTAAACCTATCCAGCGATAGCGCTTCATCCTGAATGTTAGAGTATGTCATGCTACTACCCGGCGGATTGATATTAACGTAACGCGATGGAACGCCAAACAGCGTAGCAATCTCAGCAGAGATATTCTGTCGCGCTTCTACCGCCAATTGCGACGATACATCTGCACCCCATGGTTTAGCGCTTGCACCCCTACCCATCACTGCCGGGTAATCTGGTCCCTGACTACGCCTATCCCGCCAACGATTGGCTAGCAAATCTGCTTGCGTATTATCCAAATCCTGCTCTGTAGTAATCTGCGTTACTGGCGTTCCGCCAGCCTGCCAATAACGCGATACATACGCATCAGACGCAAACGCTGACATTAGGGAATTGCGCGCCATTTGCAAAATACCCTGCAAGTGAAACGGTACACCCGGCCAAAATGCAGAGCGAACAGGTATGACATTCTCCCCGCTAATCGTCTTACCGTTTAAGGTATATTGCGTTGGCGGAAAGATGCCCCATGGGTCAACTTGCCCTGATGCTGCAATCGCTTCTCTAGGCAATGGGATTAGGCTACCGGGTATGCCTTCATCATCTACGCCACCAGTCATCAGCACATATGAGATATCATTCAGTGCCATAGATGCTATCATGCGCCAGACCCATTCACGACGGGTCATACCCGCAGCGGGTCTCTTGACAATGCGACTAAGTACAGGCAAGCGCTCTGGCGGTTCGCCTGCCCATTCCGTCCAACGCTGACCAGCAATAGCGTTTGCAATAAGCGTAACGCATCGCCTAACTGCTGTAACACCAGCAGCCTCTACCACTGTCAATGGATACGCAATAGATGGCACCATCATAGGCGCAGATACAGTTGTGCCTACCATCCATGGTAGCGGATTGGTAGGCACAGTCTGAATGTGTCTGTCTTGCGTTGCTAGTGAGGTAGCGCGCTTCTTCTTACTCACACAGTAAGTTTATCATATGGTGAGAATGTAAGCAACTTACACAAATACCTGCACAGGTTTTGCAGTCTTAGCAGCAATAGCAACAGCAAATGTCGCAGCAACTACACCAGTAATCGGGGCATTGCTAATCGTCCAACGCCACCCGCCTTCACTGCCAACGAAACGACGCTGCGCTACTGCTACTTGCGAGTCTAAGAAAGCATCATCATGTGCAATACGCATAGCGGTAACTGCCTCTGCAAAGTCACCACATGCCATCACATTTTTCATTGCGGAAATAGACTGATAGTCTAGCGCGCTATTCTCCGTTGCATGTCTTTCAAATGCTGGCGCAAGCGCAGATGATGCGCTATACACAATCGCATCTACTTTTACTTTAGCGGCAATTACTGCTACTTCACGCGTGAAATCAGACGCTACCAACGGGCGGTCCGGACGTGCTAACAAATGCCTGTGTACCTCTACACCTATCCTACCATCCTTGCGTAATGCTGCAACGATAATGCTACCTTCTGACCATGTAGATAGCACGTCACACGCTATCACATAACCACCAGCCACCATAGAGGGATGCAGCGGTTGCGGTACCCTACAGGCACCCCATGCAGCGATACTAAACGGAGCATCTACCCTTTCATCGTGCCAACGATTAAGACGCTCGCGCACCCATGAACCGCGCGGCAAGATTAGATATTCACTCTGTATCAACTGGCGTGATAGGCGATTGCCACTATCAAGCGATGGATTGGCTTTACTCAATTGTTCCCAATCCATACCTACATCATCATCGTCAGCACGCCACCACAAACCCATAAACGTATGGTCATACTGCTCTGCGCCTGTATGCTGACGATATAATCTATCATGCATGGAACGCAGCACTACACTGTCCGCATACCCTGCCGTACTGGTCATCAGCATTTGGCTATTTGGGATAGCAACCTGCGCGGGTGATAGCACTTCATACGTCTGAAATGTCGTCTGCGTTAGCACTTCATCAAAGCAAATCAAACCCGGTGAGATACCACGCGCACTACCCGGTTGATTAGTGGCAACGTCTACCCTTACTCCGTTTAATTCCAATCCTGTGTACTGCGTAGCACGCGCACGCGCTGTACCCTGACGCCTAGCAGTATGTCCCCATGTGTTGATATCCGCATACGTCAGTAGGTCTCTGCGGATGAAATCGTATGGTATGCGTGCCTGCTTTGCATCATGTGCTGCCATGAGTACAAAGTCCCATTTCTTAAACGCATCCCAACGATACCCTTCGTCCATTAACCAACCAACCAACGAACGAACGATAACGCTTTTACCGTTCTGTCGCGCAACTGATATCAGTACCAATCGTGCTAACAGGTTGCGGTCCGCATCATGTTCCAGTGCGCGTTCCAACGCATATTGTTGCCATGGGTCAAGCGTTATTCCAAGTCTACGCTTTGCCCACTTCACAACACGAAACCCGTATGAGTCTGTCGCAAGTGGCGAGCGTGGAGACTCTAGCGCAGCAGGCACATGCGGTTTCCGGTCCCATGCTTTCATCGTGTGCCCTTCGTCAATCCACGCTCGCTGCGCTCGCTCTGACGGGATTGACTTCGGGCAACGCTGACGCTGTGGGACCGGTCCCCGGATGGCCCAGACGGAAAATGTAAATCACTTACAATCCAACGCACTATCGCTTACATCCTCTAAAACCAACGCTACGCCCCGGTTTCCTCAGAGTGGCACTGGTACCCACTCCGGGCATTTACAAGGCTTGACGGCCATCCTACAGCCACTCAGGGCATGTGCGGCGTGTCCGCTACCTGCGATAAACCTGACGCGCGCATGACGCGTGAGAGAATAACAGGCAGGGTTTCGGAAAG